TCTTTGCCAGATCGACGCCAATGATGGTAACTTCTTTCACGGATGCCTCCTTCGATTTGCTTGGTTTCAACGTCCAAAGCTTGGCACATTGCGATGCCGTAGGGGAGGGAGGCATCCACTCCATCACCTCTGTGGCGACATGAGATAAAATCGCGCCATTACAATAAGTTGCGCGGCCTCAATCGGCTAGCAGGGTGGATTTTACTATTTTTGTCAAGAATCCACTTTGCGGAAGCCAGGCTGCCGGAAGCCAGCCAGTGGAAGCCACCCGCCAAGAATCGCGAGAAGCTATTGAATCCACGTGTATTTTTCATTTGACAAAGCTGCCCCCCTTGACCTATCCATTGATCATCGAAGAATTGCGCCCGGAGGACACCCCTCGCGGGCGCTTTTGTTTTTCCCCACATCGCGGATCCTGATTCTGTCGCTGCCATTTCTGGCCGCGTGCATCGGCGCGTTCGCTCTGCCCCAAATGAGAACCGCCCATGGACATGGTCTTCGCGCCGAGCCGGATTGAATCCTGGCCTCTCGACCGGCTGCGCCCCTACGCCCGCAATGCCAAGATCCACGACGCAGATCAGGTCGCCAAGATCGCGGCCAGCATGGCCAAGTTCGGCTGGACCGTACCCTGCATGGTGGCAGACGATGGCGAGTTGATCGCGGGCCATGGCCGGGTGCTGGCGGCAGCAATGCTGGGCCTGAAGGAAGTGCCGGTGATCCGGCTCAGCCATTTGGACGAGGCCGAGCGTCGCGCATACAGGATCGCGGACAACCAGCTTGCCGAGCTGAGCGAGTGGGACGAGGTCATGAAGCGGGGTGAGATCGCTTGGCTGCTGGCCGAAAATTTCGACATCAGTCTGATCGGGATCCCCGAGGATGAACTAGACGCCCTGTTGCAGGACCCCGACGCGCTGGGCGCGGATGGTCCGGTCGAGGGCGAGGATGACATTCCGGAACCGCCGATCACGCCGGTGTCGGTGCCGGGCGACCTCTGGCAACTGGGGTCGCACCGTCTGATCTGCGGTGACAGTACATCCGCCGAGGTGGTCGGGCGGTTGCTGGGCGATGTTCACCCGCTGCTGATGGTCACCGACCCGCCTTACGGCGTGGAATACGACCCAAGCTGGCGCAACCAGGCGGGTGCGGCCAAGACCAAGCGCACCGGCAAGGTGCTGAATGACGACCGTGCCGATTGGCGCGAGGCGTGGGCGCTGTTCCCCGGTGACGTCGCTTATGTCTGGCACGGCGCGCTGCATGCAGCGACGGTTGCTGAAAGCCTGGTGGCCGCTGGTTTCGCCGTCCGGTCGCAGATCATCTGGGCCAAGGACCGCCTCGTCCTCAGCCGGGGCGATTACCACTGGCAGCATGAACCGTGCTGGTATGCCGTCAAGAAGACCGGCAAGGGCCATTGGGCCGGGGACCGCAAGCAGACGACGCTGTGGCACATCTCCAGCAAAGACCAGGATGCCGCCACAGTGCACGGCACCCAAAAGCCGGTCGAATGCATGCGCCGCCCGATCCTGAACAACTCAAGCCCGGGTCAGGCGGTCTATGAACCCTTCATGGGATCCGGCACCACGCTGATCGCAGCGGAAACGACCGGACGGGTCTGCTTCGGGATCGAGTTGAACCCGGCCTATGTCGATGTGGCCATCGAGCGCTGGCAGCAGTTCACCGGTGCCAATGCCGTGCTGGCAGAAACCGGCGAGACCTTTGGTGAGCTGAAGGCAAAGAGGCTTGCGACATGAACCCGTCCCTGCTTCCGGAGCGGATTGAACACTGGCCCCTCGACAGGCTGAAACCCTACGCCCGCAATGCCAAGATCCACGACGCCGATCAGGTCGCCAAGATCGCGGCCAGCATGGCCAAGTTCGGCTGGACCGTGCCGTGCATGGTGGCCGACGATGGTGAATTGATCGCTGGGCATGGCCGCGTGCTGGCGGCGGCGATGCTCGGCCTGAAGGAGGTGCCGGTGATCCGGCTCAGCCATTTGGACGAGGCGGAGCGCCGCGCATACAGGATCGCGGACAACCAGCTTGCTGAACTGAGCGAGTGGGACGAGGTCATGAAGCGTGGCGAGATCGCTTGGCTGCTGGCCGAAAATTTCGACATCAGTCTGATCGGGATCCCAGAGGATGAACTGGACGCCCTGCTGCACGCGGCCGATGACGACAGAACGGTGATCGACGACGATGCCGCCGATGCCATCCCGGATCCACCCGACGACCCCATCACCAAGCCGGGCGACATTTGGCAACTCGGGCAGCACCGGCTGTGCTGCGGCGATGCCACCGATCCGGCCGCTGTCGCCAGGCTGATGAAGGGCGAACAAGCGACACTGATGTTCACCTCGCCGCCTTACGCCCAGCAGCGCGATTATGGTGCCGCCAAGGAAAAGGTCGGCGATTGGGATGCGCTGATGCAGGGCGTGTTCGCCGCAGCGCCGGTCACAGTAGACGCGCAGCTGCTGGTCAACCTCGGCCTCGTTCACCGCGACAGCGAATGGCAGCCCTATTGGGAAGGATGGGTCGAATGGATGCGCGCATCTGGTTGGCGGCGGTTTGGCTGGTATGTCTGGGATCAGGGCCCCGGTTTGCCGGGCGATTGGAACGGCCGCCTGGCGCCGTCGCACGAGTTCATTTTCCACTTCAACCGAAGCCCGCGAAAACCGCACAAGACGGTCCCGTCCAAACACGCGGGCGAAACTTTGGGCGGCGGTGGGCTGCGCGGGGCCGACGGCACCGTCCACGCCAAAACCGGCACCGGCAACGCGATCCAGAGCCATCGTATCCCTGACAGCGTGTTCAGGGTCATGCGCCACAAAGGGGGCTTGGGCGCAGCGGGATCGCACCCGGCGGTGTTCCCGGTGGCGCTGGTCGAAGCGGTGCTGACGGCGTTCTCGGATCCTGGCGACCTGATCTACGAGCCGTTCTGCGGCTCCGGCACCCAGATCGTCGCAGCGGAACGCGCTGGGCGGCGTTGCTTCGCGATGGAACTGGACCCCGTTTACTGCGACGTGGCCGTGCGGCGATGGGAGTCGGCTACGGGGAAGACAGCCGCGAAAGCGAGACATTGAGACGACGCCTCTCGACAGAAATTCTTTGAAGTCTGGGCAAAGCGAATCTGAACGGAGTTCTAAAGCCTTGCAAAGCAATCGCTTAGTGACTAGTTGAACGGTACGAAATTCCGAGTTCGGCCCTCGTGACTTTGGGTTTCACTCTTGGGGATGTCGCGACGTGGCTCTTCGTTTTCTGGCTCTGCTTAGACTGGTTCTTCACCATTAATTCGCACCTAGGAGGCATCATGGACAAAATCCTGAAGACTACACTGAAAACTGGACTGGATACTCTGGCGGCGCTGCGGGGCCATGGAAACGATAGAGTGCCACGACAAACGACATACTAAGGGTGGAGCCCACGGTCCAAAGCCGGAAGCCGCCGGGCGGTTCGATTCCGCCACCCCGCACCAATTTCGAGCCCCGGCGTTTTCGCCGGGGCGCTTTTACTATCATAATTTTGGGGCCGATGAGTGATGGTCAGCGGCACTGCCTAACAGCGGTGCATTCTGAAGTTAGCCGATCACATACACTAATCCTCGACCCTCGACTTTCGTTGACGTGATCGCCAAACCCAATTTCTTCTTTAAAACCCCGGAGATCGCGCCTCGAACGGTATGGGACTGCCAGCCGGTCGCCGCCGTGATTTCCCCGATGGTCGCGCCTTCCTGAGCGCCAAGCATGGCGATGATCTGTGCCTGCTTGGTTCCGGTACGCTGGGTCTGCGACTTAACAGCGGGCGCCTTTGCGGCATGTTCGCGGATTGCAGCGACGGTTTTCACCACCACCGGCTCGATCCCGATGGCAAGCAAGCCTGCGTCAGTGACCACCAGCGTCGTGCCAGGCCCATCGCCAGTTTCGCGCCAGAGCGGTTCGCCGCGCCGCAGGTTGGCGTCGACCTCCTGCAGCCAGCCGTGTTCGATCATCTTCGACACAGCCATCTTGGCCGCCGCACCGGCCAGCCCCTTGGGCAGCGGCAGGGCGATGTTTTCGGGGCGCTGGGCCCCGGCGCTGAGGATGATGGTCTGGGTTTCAGTTAGCTTGGTCATGGCGTTCCCCTATCGGTCGTTGGCGGCAAGGAAGGAAGCGATGCGCGACATCAGATCGTTGTGGCCGTCGGCATCCGTGCCGATGATCACGTCCCCGTCGTCATCACGTTCCAGATCGGCGATCTCGCGCAGCAGGGCGATGGCCTCGTCGCAGGCGGCGAGGCGTTCGGCCTCCCATGCGGCGGTGATGGCATCCTGTTCGATCTGGTGGCGCTGGGCGGGGTCAAGCGACATGTTCGCCCTCCTTGAAGGCGGCGTCGGTGATCTGGCGCAGCAGGCTGGCGTAGTGGTTCAGGGTGCCGACGTGGCCCCAGTTGATCTCGTCGGGATGGGTCTTGAAATGGTCGTCGCTCAGGGCCTTCAGCCGCTCCAGCATCGCGTCGATCTGGAACTTGGTGGTAATGAAGGCGTCGAGGGCTTTGGCATTGTCGGTCGCGCGGCGGGTGGTCATGGCGTGGTCTCCGGGGCTGAGTTGGATCGTTTTCGTGTAATCACCATCGCTCTGGCGGGGCGCGTAGTGTAGGCAAATCCCAGCAATATCAGTGCTTTCTGATTACACTCCGGGCGCATCGGCCCTTGGCACCACATGCACCCACTGGCATCCGATCCACATGTAGAGATGCGCAAACTCCCGCGTCGGGTGCGGCAGGATACGCGGTGCACGCGGTGGGCTGAAGCAATCCAGCGCCTCGGGCGTGACCTGCCGGATTTCCCGGGCGGTGAGAATGTCCTCGGGTTTCCAGCGTGCCAGCGCGGGCAGCATGTGGGCGGGATAGCCGTCAAAATGGACATAGACATGCGCCCATTCTTCGGGGCCGATCTGGATGGCGATCTGCGCGCGGGTGCTCATGGCCGCACCTCAGATCAGCTGCAGATCAACCAGCACGGCGCTGGCGGCAGCCAGCTGCATGGTCGGCAGGTCGATCTTGATGTGCGAGAAGAGGTCCGAGCAGTCGGCCTTGATCCCGCCCTCGCGCAGCGCGGCTTCGATCACCTCCGCCACCACGTTGGGGCGGCTGCGGTCGAGATGGTCGGGCAGCGTGGCGATGTCGATGCGGATGGTGGTGGTGGCCATGGTCATGTCCCTGCCCTCCTTCAGCGTTTCGCAGCGGCGGCGACGCCAGCGGCGTAGGCTGCTTCCAGCGCGGCGCGGATCGCCCAAACCGCCACATCGTGGAAATCCAAACGGTCGCTGTTCTGGGTCTCCAGCGTCTCGATGCTGTGGAAGTGCTTCGTCGCGATCTCCAGCAGCAAGGCGTCGCTGGGGGCTTTGGCGGGGGCAGTCTTGGTGGTCATGGCGTCGTCTCCGGGGCTGAGTTGCATCGTTTTCCTTGGACCCAGAATCGCTCTATGCGGGAGTGTAATCAACTGAATAAGCAGATTATTTCTGTGTAAATTCAATATCTTGAGGCGAATCCAATCACCATGGAAGGTATGTCCGAGCGGGAGTATTCCGCCCATTCCGGCCTGTCGCGCGGGGCCATCCAGAAGGCCCGAAAAGCCAGTCGGCTGGTGGTTTACAGCGACGGGTCGATCAACGCGGCCGCGTCGGATGTGCGGCGTGGCGAGATGACCGATCCGGACCAGCAGCGCCGCAGCACCGGCGGCGAAAGCGGGTTCAGCGGTCCCGCAGACAGCTCGTCCTATCTCAAGGCGCGCACCGCGCTGACGGTCTACCAGGCGCAAGACAAGCAACTGGGCATCCAGAAGAAGAAGGGCACGTTGGTCGACCGGGCACGCGCCGAAGCCTTGGTGTTTCGCCTCGCGCGCCAGGAACGCGACGCATGGGTGACCTGGCCTGCCCGTGTGGCGGCACTGATGGCGGCTGAAGTGGCCTTGGGAGTGGAGAAACAAACCGGAACGCCGGTGATCATCGAGGCCGCGATCCTGCAGAGGGTGCTGGAAACCCATGTCAGACAGCACCTCGACGCCCTCGCCGACCTCCGGGTCTCGCTTGGATGAAGGAGAATACCTCGACCTGACAGAGGACCTCGACCTCGAGTTTGACGGGGCCGAGGATATCTTGCGCAGCTGGCGCAAGGGGATGCGGCCCGATCCGGACCTGACCGTGTCGGAATGGGCGGATCAACACCGCTGGCTGTCCTCGCGGGGCGCGGCCGAGCCGGGGCGCTATCGCACGGCCCGCGCGCCCTACCTGCGCGAGATCATGGATGTGCTGTCGCCGCGCCACCCGGCGCAGCGCGTGACCTTCATGAAGGCCGCACAGGTTGGCGCGACCGAGGCTGGCAACAACTGGATCGGCTTCGTCATTCATCACGCGCCGGGGCCGATGCTGGCGGTGCTGCCATCGCTGGAACTCGCCAAGCGCACCTCGCGCGGCCGTCTTGATCCGCTGATTGCGGATAGCCCGGCGCTGCGGGAACGGGTCAATCCGGCCCGGTCGCGCGATGCGGGCAATTCGATGCTCTCAAAAGAGTTCCCCGGCGGCATTCTGGTGCTGACTGGTGCCAACGGCGCCACGGGCCTGCGGTCGATGCCTGCGCGCTACATATTTCTGGACGAGGTTGATGCCTATCCACCCTCGGCCGATGAGGAAGGCGATCCGGTCACTTTGGCCGAGGCGCGCACCACCACCTTCTCGCACCGGCGCAAGGTGTTCATGGTCTCGACGCCCACGATCCGGGGGCTGAGCCGGATCGAGCGCGAGTTTGATGCCTCGGACAAGCGCCGGTATTTCGTTCCCTGCCCGCATTGTGGCCACATGCAATGGCTGCAGTTTGAACGCCTGCGCTGGGACAAGGGGCGGCCTGACACTGCGGCCTATCACTGCGAGGGCTGCGAACGCCCCATCGCCGAGCATCACAAGACGCAGATGCTGGAACTGGGCGAATGGCGGGCAACGGCAGTGTCGGCCGATCCCCACTCCATCGGCTTCCACATCTCGGCGCTCTATTCGCCGCTGGGCTGGAAAAGCTGGCAGCAGATCGCCCGCGAATGGCTGGCGGCGCAAGGTTCGGAAGAGATGCTGCGCGTCGCGCGCAACACGCTTCTGGGCGAGACTTGGGTCGAAAGCGGCGACGCGCCCGAATGGCAACGGCTGGCCGAACGCCGCGAAAGCTACGGTGGCGTGCAAATCCCCGTCGGTGGTCTGTTCCTGACCGCTGGCGTGGACGTGCAGAAAGACCGGATCGAGGTCGACGTCTGGGCATGGGGTCGCGGCTTGGAGTCCTGGCTGGTCGATCACATCGTTATTACCGGTGGCCCCGACGATCCGGCCTGCTGGGACAAACTCACTGCCCTGTTGGGGCGGACATGGGCCTGCGCCAATGGCGCCGTGATGCTGATCGGCAAGCTGGCCATCGACACCGGCTATGAAGCCCCGGCGGTTTACGCATGGGCGCGCAAGCAAGGGTTCGACCAGGTCGCGCCGATCAAAGGTTTGGAAGGCTTCAACCGCGCCACGCCGGTGTCGGGCCCGACATTTGTCGACGCTACTATTGGCGGCAAGCGTCTGCGCCGGGGCGCCCGGCTCTGGTCGGTGGCCACAGCGACCTTCAAGACCGAAACCTACCGCTTCCTGCGTCTGGAGAGGCCGAGCGACGAAGACCGGGCGCTGGGCGTGGCGGACGCCCCGGGCACCGTGCACTTGCCCGACTGGATCGACACCGAATGGCTGAAGCAGCTGGTGGCGGAACAGTTGGTCACCGTGCGCAACAAGCGCGGCTATGCCCACCCCGAATGGCAGAAGATGCGCGAGCGCAACGAGGTGCTGGACGCCCGCGTCTATGCCCGGGCTGCGGCCTGGATCATGGGCGCTGATCGCTGGGACGAGGCGACCTGGCGGCGACTGGAAGCGCAGGCCGGGGTGGAAACCCGACCATCTGCGCAGGTTGCTGCCCCATCAGAACTGGCTACGCCTGCAGCGCCCAAGGCCGGGGCACCCTCTACGCCACGGCGGAAACGTCGAGCCTACACACCAAACTTCATGAGGGACTGAGATGGATCTGGAACGGATGCGTGCGCTTTTGGCCGCGCTGCAGGAGGCCCGTTATGCGGGCGTCCGGTCGGTCAGCTATGACGGCAAATCGATCAACTATGGCTCGGACGGGGAACTCGCGAACGCCATCAGCGATCTGGAAACCCGGATCGCCACCGCCACCAATGGCACCCCGCGTCGTCGGCGCTGGGGCACTGTGGCCTCGAAGGGCCTGTGACCCATGGCATTCGAAGCGTTCCGGCAGCGCATCGGCAGCATCATCGGCGGTTTCGATGCAGCGCAGGCCCACCGACGCCTGCGTGGGTTCCGCGCATCCCGTGCGCATGTGAACACCCTGATCGCGGCCTCGGGCGACACGATCACCGCTCGCGCCCGCTGGCTGGTCCGCAACAACGGCTATGCGGCAAACGCAGTGGAGTCCTTCGCCAGCAATGTCGTCGGCGATGGCATCAAACCTTCGTCGACCATCGCCGATGCCGCCAAGAAGGAAGAGTTGCAGGCGCTGTGGCTCGCCTGGACTGACGATGCCGATGCAGAAGGCCTGACCGACTTCTACGGGCTGCAGCGCCGGGCGGCGCGCGAGGTGTTCCTTTCAGGCGAGGTGTTCATTCGCATCCGGCCACGCCGGGCCGAGGACGGTCTGACCGTTCCTTTGCAGCTGCAGATGATTCCTGCCGAGATGTTGCCGCTCGACATGAATCGCACCCTGCCCGGCGCGGGGCTGATCCGGCAGGGGATCGAGTTTGACGGTATCGGCCGTCGTATCGCCTATCACTTCCTGCGCCGCCACCCCGGCGATCTGACCGATCCCGGCCTCGCGGGCGAAACCGTCCGTGTCCCCGCCGCCGACGTGATCCATGTCCTTGACCCGGTCGAGGCTGGCCAGCTGCGCGGCGTGTCGCGCTTTGCCGCAGCCATCGTGAAGCTGTTCACGCTGGACCTCTATGATGACGCCGAGCTGGAACGGAAGAAAATCGCGGCGATGTTCGCGATGTTCATCACCTCCCCCGCGCCGGAAACCCCGCTGGAACCGACCGAAGAGGATCTGGAGGTCGAACCCGGACAGGTGGTGCGTCTCGATCCCGGCGAGGATGTGTCCACCCCGGCCACGCCAGACTCGGGCGGCACATACGAGCCGTTCCAGTACCGCACCCTGCTGCAGATCGCGGCGGCGCTTGGCGTGCCCTATGGCTACCTGACCGGCGACACGGCGAAGGGCAACTTCTCCAACACGCGGATTTCGCTGATCGAGTTCCGCCGACGCATCTCGGCCTGGCAGCATGGCGTGCTGGTCTATCAGCTCTGCCGCGCGGTCTGGGTGCGCTGGATGGATACCGCTGTCCTGTCGGGCGCGCTGGACCTGCCCGGCTATGACAGCCAGCGCCGCCAGTATCAGGCTTGCGCGTGGCTACCCACGAAATGGGACT